ACGGGGCACCGTCATGTTACCAATATACTGCGCTGCCGCACTGTTGCCTGTTGCTTCAGCAATCTTTTGCAGTGCACCACGGGTTCCTGATGCTACCGGTGCCAGAACCTCGCCGGTCAACATTAGTCCGGGTTTGGCTACCAGTGCTGTCGTGCTGAGTAGGTAGGGGAATGCCGCTGCTAGTGCACCGGCTTCTGCGCCGAGACGGAGCTTGTTACGGAATCTGCGACCAGCTTCGAGCCTGCCGCTGAGACCGACATCTTTCTCGGTCATCGTCGGTCCACCGTCAACAAAATCACCGATGGTGGTGACACCATCGTCAGCAACGGCTGCGTCTACAAGCAGCGCGGCTCCGGCCTGCTGTGCCCGCAGCTTGGCTGTTTGTCCTGCCGTCAAACGTGCCGGCATTGGCCCAGCGGCAGCAACACGGCCCCGGCCTTGCTGACGGATGGCTTTCTCCAACTTGCCGAGCTTGGAAATCTTGGAGACTGCGGCGACACCTACACCGCCCGGTAGCAAGAACTGTCCTGTCACATCACCGATGGTGCCAGCGATGCCGACAGGGTCGAGTCCGAGAGCTTCGCGGACATCGTCTCCAGCTTGGCTGATAGCACGAGTTGTGTTGGTGTCGAACACGGAGTCAATGGCGATGCCACCGAGTTCGGCGACACCTTGCACCGCCTTGGTGGCACCAGACCCCAGACCTTCGGCAAACTCTTGCAGGGTGCCCTCGGATTCTACAGACGGATCGACGATACGATCACGAGCGACGAGCTTTTGTTCCGGTTGAGACGCAAGATGTTCGTCATAATCGGCACGTGCTTCGTCCGCCGTCATCTTAGTATCATCATAGATGATACGCCTGCCCCGATATATTATCTCTTGGTTCGGCATGAGCGATTATCCGCTGCCAGCAACATATGGCGCCTGACCTGGCTGCAAAAAGTCCTTGTCTTTTTGCGTCATGTTGTCTTCCCCAATCGCACGAATGACGTTGTCTACAATCAGTCCCCCTTCACCTATCTGAGTCAGCAGCGAGGCTCCACCTAGCGAGATGTAGGTAGCAAACGCAGGGCTGTGGCCTTGAGCTATAAGATCATCCCGACGGATTTCATAACCCTGTGGCGTAACAGTTTTGCCGGGATACACCATCTTGATCGCATCTTCTTGAGGCACACCATAAGTTTCCATGAGCACCTTGATCTGCTGCGACTTGTCTGGCAACTCGGTAATCTTTTTAAGAATGTCAGCAGTGATGTCATATTCTTTGAAAAGGATCGCTTGTTCTGTGGCCTCGGCCCGCGCCTTCTCTGCCAGACCCATCTCAAGCCCAGCAAGTTTCAGCTTCTGCTCCGCTGCTTCAATCTCGCGAACATCTTCACCGTAGCCCTTGAAGCTTTCTTTACCAGCCTGCGCGACATTGGTTAGAAAGTCGGGAGACTGACCTGCGGCCATGTTCAAGAAAAATTCCATAATCCGAAGATCTTTACGACCTTTCAAGTCAGGAGCATCAATTCCAAACTCTTTCAACAGGGCGTTGGCTTCTTCAACATATTCTTTTGTGTTTTTGTCATTACCACTGCGCCTATTACGCAAGAGATCAAGCGCCTGAATCAAGGTGGTGGGGGAGCTTCCTTCAGTCTCAGGTTCTGCATCTGTTTTTGGTAGGGGTGTTTTGAGTCCGCCCGTCCCAGAATCAACTGCACCGGGCTGCGGGTATGGTGCGCCACCAACAGGGGCAGGCGAGATAATTTCTTGTTGAACAACAGGGTTGTCTGAAAAATTTACATCGCCTTCTTGAGTAGAATCCACGTTAGGGTTTGGGATACCTGAACCGGGAGCCGGGTCAATTATTCCTGGGGTTCGGCCTCTACCTCGATTAATTGTCGCTTCTGGGGAGCTTCCTGAAACACCTGATCCAGTTAGAAAAGCAGTCAAGGGAGAAAGAGTTTCAACATCCTGGCCTACAACTACAGAACGACCACGGCGCGCGCGAACAGGTTCCTGTTCCATAGCAGCCTGCATGATCCGTGGACCGGAGGCCAAGATCCCTTGTGGCATACGCGCCATGCCGCGACGCTGCTGCGGGTTAGTAAACATCCGACGATCAAGAGGTCTTCGCATCATTGGCCGGTCCCGCCTCTTGTTGGATTAAAGAACCCACCGTACAAGCCTGCACCAAGTAGGCCGATGCCCTGAGACAACATGCTTGGCGGAGGTGTGTAGGTCTGGGTGGTTTGTTGTTGCAGTGCCGGGACGCCACGGAAGATGTCGCCCAAGAAGCCAAGCTGCTGGAATGGAAGCTGCTGCTGTGCCAGTGCGTTTTGCTGTGCTACATTCAGTGCCTGTTGCGCTTGGCCCTGTTGCAGGCCACCAATACCAAGCAGTGTGTTGATATCCTGCGCGCCCATTTGCTGGCCTTGCATGCCAAGCTGCGCGATGCCACCTGCAAGCCCTTGTGACAGTCCGCCGGTAAGCTGTGCCTGACGAAGCTGCTGCGCTGCCGCGTCCTGCGCCAGCTTGGAGGCTTGCGAGAATCCGGCGCTGCGAAGGCGCTCACCCGTACGTGCCTGCTGTTCCAGTGTGTTGCGGCCAATCTCGCCTTGAAGCACTGCCTGCCTGCTACCACCAAATGCACCAGAACCAATAGCCGAAGCTGCTGCTTGCTGCTCTTGTATCTGACCTTGGCGACCAATGTCTGCCTGCGCTCGTTGAACAACATCCTCTAGAAACGGATCCATATACTCTTGGTAGGCTGTCGGAGACATGCCTGCGCCAGCGGCAAGCTGCTGTGCTTGACCAAGACCAGAAGTCAGAGCTTCTTTCGATTCTTGAAGAAACGGTTGGAAGGCGCCGACACCACCAAGTGCAGAAGTAATTGCCTGTTGTTGTCCTTCAGAAAGCCCAGCAAGCTGTTGTTGGACAAACGGCATGGTTAAACCCTTGCCGCCTTCCGACACGGGCTTGAACAGGTTCTGCGCCGAGGTCAGAAGATCTGCAATATACTGCTCCTGAAACTCGGGCAGTCTCGTCGTCACTGATTGAGTTGCTACAGCCATTACGCTTGGGCCTCCAGTTCGGCCATCATATCATACATACGAGCAGCGCCGATATCCCTATCTCCGCCACCGGCTCCACGGACAGCCGCTGCTGTCATTACAAACTCACCGTCGGACAGACGGGCGGGCACGGAATCAGAAGTGCCGGTCCCTGGTCCGTTGACTTCCCCACCGTGCATCATGGTAGCGATACCAACTTTCTCACCTGTAAGGTTTATATCCGAAACAGGCACAACATAATCGTTCGGGTTGGGTCGTGTTTGTATTTCTTGCCTGTATTTCTTTAGCTGATCAGGGTCGTTCAACTGCACGATAGTGCCATCGCGCAGCCGACTTGTCATGGCAAAGTCCTTGCCCACAGGCTCGGGACGTTCTTCGAAACTGTACTCCTGACGCTGGCCCAAACCCCCGGCCAACGCCAGTGCGCCGACACCCATGCCAAGTTTTTGTGCGCCGGATAGCCCACTGAAAAAACTGCCGATGCCGCCCATCGAGCCACCACCAAAACCAAAACCGATCATTGCCGGAATGGCAATCGGTGCAATCTTGCTGATGCTTTTTGTAATGTTGCTAAACAATCCCATCAGGTCACCACTTTTACAGTGCCACTATCATTATACAGAGCACCAGTTTCTAGTCCAGTCGCGCTGGTCGGCAGGTCCGTCAGCGTAATCTTCGTACCACGCAACTCTCCGGGGTTGCGCTCCTGCGAGATAAACAGTTCCAACGCACGAGTCAGGTCAGCCATATACTGCTGCGTGTACTCGACCGGCGGTTCGGGTAGCCTTGGCGGTGCTATCTGATTCGATGACACTAGCGCCTCCCGTCTGGCCGCAGATCAATGCGCGGACTGCCCAGCTTCCACTTCGCACCCAGCGCCTCGGACTCGACGCGCAATGCGAAGGAACGACCACGCGCACGAAGGTGCAACTGGTTTGTAAATGTCTCAACCGGAGAGCTTGCCGTGCGGATCGCGTCACCGGATGCTGTGTTGTCGAAACTTGCGCCCGGAAAGTTTCTAGCTTTGACCGTAAACGTGGCCTGCGGGCTGCTGAGATTCGTCGAACCGTTGAACGTCAGATCCGGAATCACGCGCCTAATGTAGGTGAACTTGTCGCCATCGCCAATGTCAATAGCTGCGGACTCGATGAACGAGTTCATCGCGGAGCCGTCATCGTCGTAGCCAAACTCGTGGTTGTAGAGATACGCGGACCCAGCAGCGATGGGATATGTACGAACACCACGGTCGATCCATGCGGTTCTGTTAAGTGCTCCAAAGTACCACACTTTTTCGCCATAATTATATATAACGTACCTGTCGTTGTCTGTGCTGCTGGCCGACGGATAGAACCAGAAGATCTCGGAAAACTCAGAGTTGATGCCGGACACAACCTTGTCAGCCTGCTCAAAGTTAAAGTCGAGGAAGACCTTGTCCTTTACCGTGCAAGGAAGCTGCTGCGTCTGACCAGCATACACATAGAAATTGTCGATGCCCATCCAGAACACAACGTCCTCGGTTGCGACGGCAGCATTAGGACTCATGATCGTGATGTTCGAGGCAAGCTGCTGCAAGCCGAAGGTGAACGGCGGACCAATGAAGCGCATAGAGTTCAGCGCCGTGTCGGTCCACACCAGAATTTCACGCTTTGTTTCAACAGCCTGAACAAAGGTTGAACCCGCGCCCAGCGTCAGGTCGCCAGCGGTGTTCGTCGCTGCGGGATACCAGATGAGCGGATTCTCTTGATCAGAGAAACGGATTAAAAGCGGGTCTTGCACACCATCGCCCTGATTAGCGGAAGAACTGGCGTTCAAACCATCGCAACCAAACGCGATAACGTGGCGGTCCTGATCAGATACCAGAACCTGCTTGGCGACCTGCGGGACGCTTGTCTTTGTGCCAGTGCGCGTGGATAGCTCCACTGCGGCAGTGGACAGATTGTTGGTCTTGTCCCAGTAATAGATGTTGTCGTCTCTGGCATTGATGATCAGGTCTTCACCGAAGTTGTCGTGGGACCACAGACGAATCTGGTTGGTGGTGGTCAGACCACTGGACGCGGCATCACCCCAGCCGTCACGGCCATATGTGCCAGCACCCCAACCGGTGCCGCCGACAGCGTCGTCAAGGCCGACATTAATCTGATATGTACCCACGGTGCTGGAGCCGCCGTTGCCGCTATCCGAAGAGTTAGCTGCAACTGCGCTGGTAATCTCGTAGCTGTCTGCATCAACAATCCGGACAACCTGATACTCTTTGTTTAGAACGTCAGCAGTGATGACGCCGCCAAGAGAAACTGCGCCGGAGAAGGTGACGAAGTCGTTTTCAAACGCACCATGCGCGGTGTCGCTGACGGTGATTGTGGCGCTGCCATTGGTGGCTGCAAACGTCACATCCCCCGCGCTGGTCGTGACCCGGATAGGGGTGATGTCGCTCAACCCCTGACCTTCTTCGATGTAGTATTTTAGATGTGTCCCCACACCGAGGTAGTTCGAGCCGTCGAGCGCAATCCAGTTATGCAGCGCACGAGCCGAGCCAAGATAGGTGTTGCTGCTGTACTTTTCCCAGCCGCCTAGCTTTTCAGGGTATCCAAACCGAAACCGTATCTTGTCACAGTCACGCCAGCCACCTTCGTTAGAGTACGAGGTAACCTCTTGGTTTATGCCGGGACGGAATTGTAGTTTTGTCAGTGGCATTACGCACTCGCTGTGCCGGGAGCATTGAAGACATTCATGTTAATAGTGCCAGAGGTAGGCACATTCGTATTAGTGTTAACCGAGGTACCAGTATTACTAGTGCTTATACTCGTAAACCCACCACCAAAACTATTGTATTGAACTGTTCCGCTAGTGGAAAAATTCAAGGTGGCGTCAAGTCCAGAGGTGTTGTTGTTGCCACCTAGACCGTGAAAAGACACAGCGTGGGTGCCAGCGGCAAAGGTGTTGCTTACATTTCCGCCTATGCTTTCGCGCGGGTGAAAGGTTCCTCTCGTCACTCCACTAGCCGATTTGTAAACCTCCACGATATCACCAGCGGCTAAGTTTGATATGTTGTAGTTAGAAGCACTACCCACCCCGTTGTCATAGCTTAAACTCAATGAGTGAAGAACACTGCCACCACGGCGTATTCTCATTGCATTACTAAAATTCCCCTCTTTGTCAGAACTATTGTGAACAAAAATCACGGATATGCCCACCGTTCCTGAAGCCTCGGATGCCGACAATGTGCGAAGTGTGACGTAAATGCCAAAAGGCGGTGGGCTGGGCTGGGTCGTAAGGACAATGGTATTAGCCGCGTCAAGGAAATCGTAACCTCCCAACCTTAGGTGTGCTGACGTGTTTTCGTAATAAACACCATTGTAACTGTCGAAGTGACCTACAAGGGGTATTGAGCCGCCGTCTTTCGTGACTGAGACAGTGGTGGATGCACTGAACGTGATTGTTCCAGTGCCGGGACTTGCGGATACGTTTGTGTTATTTGCGCCATCAATCGTCAGGCTGGTTTGATTGCCAGTAAACCCGGACCCGCCCGTGGAACCACTTGAGAAACCTTGTGCGACAAGTCCGGTTACTCCTGTATTTGTGGTGGTGTCTGTTCGAGTGTTGGGAACCTCTGATCCACCGCGATAATATTCCGACATGGATATAGGATTCGATCCGCCGTAGAAGGTCTGAACTTCAGAAAGCGAGATCGCGTTTCCTGCGCCACCATCAACACCCATTTATACCTCCTATATGCTACCGAAGGCTGTCACGTCGCCTGTGACCTTGAGGTTGCCGCTGGTATCTAACTCCATCTTGGCGGTGCCTGCATATGAAACGACAAGTTTGTTCGACGAGACAGAGAACACCCAGTCGTTAGAGCTATTGTCTAGCGTGAACGTATCACCTTGTACCGTGCCGGTAACATCAACACCCACTGATGTGGTCTCAATCTTTTTGCTGTCATTGTGATAAAGTTCGACAGCACCGCCATCGACAAACTTTGCCATTTCGTGACCATCAGCACCGTCAATGTTCAACGTGCCTAACGTGGTGATGTGACCGTCTGTGCCATCCCAATACACAGAAACATCATCACCGGCACCAAACTTCAGTCTGTTAACCTCTGCACCGGAGCTATCTGGAAACTCAATGTTGTTGCCGTTGGTAGCAAGTACACCACCAAGCTGCGGGGAAGTGTCGTCCGCAATCTCAGCAATGAAGCTGGCCTTTTGAACCTGCGCGCCGGAGCCTGCGCCATCCGCAAAAATCCACGCAGTCTCGCCGTTAATGACAGTAGCGTTGCCTCCAGAACCCTGCGTAAAGATCGCCGACTGTCCGGACGAGTTCTTGACCAGATAGACCTTATCCTGATCGTTGGGGCTAATCGTAATCGTATTAGTTCCCGAAGGGGAACCGCCCAGAACTAATACCTTATAGCCGCCGTCAGACAACGACCCATCAGAAGTGGTCAGCGTGGTTGTCGTGCCTGTCAGAGACAGGTCAAGGACACCGTTGATCGCACGATCAATGATGTCAAAGTTCGTGTTGGTCGTCGTACCCCAGGTGCCTGACTGTTCACCGGATCCGGGTTTTTCGATACCAAGGTTAGCTGTATAGGTGGATGCCATTTATTTCACCATCTCTGTCCATGTCTCTGTTGTACCACTTGCAGAGATTTCTGTCCACGAGTCCCCTGTGTGCGTGACCTCCGTCCAGTTCTCGTTAGTAGCTCCAGCGTTGATCTGCTCCCACAGCAGCCGGCCATCTGTCGTCTGGTCGAAGGCAAAGATGACATCGTAGTCGCCAGAGAAGATGCCGATAGCCGCCGACGTTTGCAGGAACGTGCTGTCCAAAGACATGGCCGTCGTGCGTACACGATTTGCCAGCGTGGTCTGTATAGTGTCGCCGATCTGCGTGGACAGACCCTTGGCAATTAAGTTGCCGTCGCTGGTTTGCGTGAAGTTGCCAGACTGCTCGGAGACGCCGGACGCAATAAAGTTCTGTGTTGTGGTCTGCGTGAAGTTGCCAGACTGCTCGGACACACCAGACGCCACAAGGTTGCCGTCAGAGTCCTGATCAAACTGCGCGTCGATAACAACGGGCGTCTGGCGAATGTATGTGGGCGTCGAGGTCTGCGTGAAGTCGCCGCTGATGTCGGCGATACCGGCTAAAATACCTACGCCGATGCTTGCCTTGGACGATGTACCTTCGACATCCATCGACCCCTTCAGGACCGCGATGGCTGCACCAGTCTGCGTGAAGTTGGCGTCAAGCGTCTCGGTGCCGAACAGGACGATTCCCTGATCAGCTATTGCCCTTTCCGAGATGCCGTGAACGCCGAACATCAGTCAGCGTCCTGAATGGTCAGCAGTCCCTCCGACTGCTGTCGCTGGATTTCGTCGTAATGACGGTTGCCGGGGGCGAGGGGTACGGACATCGTTATGCCGTCCACAATAATGCGTATTCCTGCCTGTGTACCGTCAATGTCGTTGTAATATTGTGCGCTTGTAATGTTCATCTATAACTCCGCATCCGCAGTCCAGTGACCAAAAATGTAAGCACTTGCAAAGTTGGCACCAATAGGAACGTATGCTCTGCATCCATTTGTACCTTTTCTGTCAAAGGTAGTCGTCCCAGTGCCAGCTACACCACTACGTTCATAGTTCCAACTGCCGCTAGTGCCTGTTGCTTGGTATGCCACCATTGTAGGCGCAGCACGTTTCTCAACATTAAATGATGGGCGAATGATTGCGTTTGCGTTTCCCTCAGAATTTACGGTCCAATTTTCTGTCCCTTTATTGTCTGATGTTCCCGGTGTCGTTCCTACGTCATAGGATTTTTCAAAATATCTGCGACACCTAGCCAACTCATCGCCAAACGACCGATGCTCAAACGGCGTGGACTGTTCGCCGACCTCAAGCTGGACTCCGGTGATGTACCATTCGTTGCTGGTGCTGTCGGCAAGGTTTACTTGTGAAGAGTGGACACGATTAGCGTTTACATTTGCTTCCCAAACATTGTTAGTAAAAGTGCCACCAGTAAAAGTGGAACCAGCCCCCAGCCACCATTTTACTATTATCCCAATACCGCTGTCACTGTTAATCCCACTGCCACTTGTATCTGCCGGTATTGTAATTTCTTTTTTTTCCCAAGTGTTAGCGGAGTCAATGGTATATGTTGTGGAGTTGAGACGGTTCGGGTCTTGGGCAAATACTTCAAATGTATAAGTGCCAGTCTTGTTAGACCGAACCCAAAAAGAAACGGTAATCGCTTTTGCGTCTGAATTACCGTACCCCAAATGAGCAACGTCTTGCGCCTCTAGCCTAGTTTCTACCGCTACTTGGTCTGAGGCAGCAGGAGAAGCATCTGCTGTCGTGCAATCAAATTTAAGGGACGAAGAAAAATCACTGTTCGGTGTAGTCGAACTTTGTGAAATTGTCCAAGTGCCTTGCGTTGTAATTGAAACTCTCCAACGGTCGCAAGTTTTATAGCCACCACTTGTTTGACCGGTACTACTCGTCCCACGCTGCGCCACAGTCATCGAACCGTTGGTCACCATATTTTTGCCGGTAATGCCACCAGCATCAGCCGAACCGGCGAGGTCAGCAAATTCACGCGCTCTACTCATCTGTTACTCCGGCTTCACAGGCCACACGACAGTGTCGAGGGACTGATAGGTGTTGGTAATGTCGCGCAGCGCCTGACGGTAGTCCCGCCGTGCCTGTGACATGGTCAGATCCGAAGAGGCCCACCAATCTGTTTCTGCAAGGCGGCGGTTCCGCTCGGCACGAAGCAGCTTCAGCGGCTCGGCAGCATCAAGCTCTGCCAGCTTCGAAGAGACCGTGGTCCACGATACACCCCAGTTGTCAGGGTTATCGGACTCGACTGCACTGCCGTTCTCGTCCTCGCCGATAATTCGGCGGAACATGGCGTTGAACTCTGCCTCTGTGGTCGGCTCACCACGAAGCACCCACTGTTCGTCAGGGATGAGGGCTACGATTGCGTCTGCTACTGTTGCCATGTCTTAACCCAATAAACATCCACTGAAATTACAGTGGCCCATGTAAAACAAAACATCACCTACACTTGACCTTAACCTAACGCCGAATGTGTCGTTGGCATCTAACCCAATAACACATTGAAAACTAGAAGAAGAGTTGGCAGGTGTCCTAGCCTCATCAATGTCACCACCTACATTAAACTGGCTCCCGTTACGTTGCCAAGTTGTGCGGGATATATTGCTGGAACCCCCAGCGACGAATGTATTATGGACAAACAGGTACACTCCCGTTACCGGCGCAGTGAATAGATAAGTTGACGTTGAGAATGCGTTGCCTACGTTTTGATAAGTTGCGTTAAAAGGCAGCAAGCTCCCGGCGGTTACAGTTGTGTCTCCATTGCTAGAACCCGCAAAAAAATGCACTCTCTGCGGAGTCAACACACGCCCAGACGAGTCAATCGTCAGCGCACTGTTCCCGTTAGTCGGGTCTTGGATTTCGGAGACCTTCAGTATGCTGCTCATCCCGCTATCTCCATTACTGTGAGCGTTGAAATACATCTTTGGTCATAGGTGCCAGTATTCCTGTCTGGCACTGACCTATTGATATGGGTTGTAGGGGTATTTTCATTGTCAAACCTCCTCGCCGCACGAATGTCGAAAGTTATTGCGTTAGTTGTGTTTGGCGAAACTAACAACTCTCGTGTCACGTCTGTAATGAGTCCGTGTGTGTTTTGAGTCCCAAAGTCAGCCATACCACCAAACAAAGAGCGAGGGCGAGATGATGCGGCATCTGCTAGTCCGATTTCAGTCCCATCTTGGAACAAACCACAGTGCCAAGCATAATTTGTCGAAGACAAAGAGATGCACCCAATAATAAGAAACTTACTTGAAGAACTAGCTGGTGTGATGGAGACTGATAAATTCGGAACCGAAACAAACGTACCAGATGTAGTCGAAAAAGTGTCTGTTTTTACGGCTTGCTTCACCTGCACCACATGCCCCGGAATCTGGATGCCGTTGCCGCTGGTCTTCTCGTTGATAGTGTCTACGAATAGTGTACTCATGGCTTAACCAATCAAATACATGTCAAAGTGTGATTTGTTGCTGTTCAGGTGTGCCTGACCGCTGTTAACATTTACATACACAACATCACCCGCGGCCAGTTTAAGAGCGCCTGTCATATGTCCAGTTGGATAGGTGTTTTGGCTACCCTGCTCGTAGTGCGCGTCAATGTCGTGGGCAGTTCCTGAACCACCAATTTGTAGTTTCAAAACCACATCAGCCGAGTTAGTGCCTTCAGCGTAAAACTGAGCCGAATAAAAATATAAACCGGCAACAGGTATGGTCGCCTTTCCGGTTGTTGTACTGTACATCCCGGTGTTGTACTGGCCTTTAGTTGGTTCATTCACCTCATTATAAATGATAATACCTGTGATGCTGCTTTGCGCTGTAGAGCCAGCGCGGAAACCGGGCCGGGCTGGTGTAAAAACGCGACCTGAAGAGTCGACAGTCAGCCCATCCGTCGTGCTGCCCGTCGCCCTTACCTTGTCTACATTTATTATCGAAGCCATACGCGCCTCACAGGATTGTCAGACTGCCACCACTGGCAACCGTTATTGTTACGCCATCAGCAATCGTAAGTGGTCCAATGCCAAGGGCATTCTTTGTGGCGGCAATGGTGGTGTTCTCGCTGACCGTCTGGTCGTTGGTGCGGAACGCCGCCGTGTCCACCGTGGTGTTCGTGGTCTGGAAGGACGTTGCGGTAATCTCCGCAGCAAACGTGCCGCCGGACGCCTTCGACACTGTATCAGTAACCGAGAACGCACGAAAGGCGCGGATTACCAACTCGTCACTAGCCGCAGCCCCGGTGCCGAGTGTGATTGTATCTCCGTTGCTGGCCGTGAAGTCTGAACTGTCCAGGTGCACCCCGTTAAGGTAAACATCAACATCGTTGCCACTAAAAGCCAGTATCGCACCATTTGCATCTGCTCCCGTAAATGCTGTCTGACTCGTCGTTGCCGTGTACTTGAACAACTGCATAGCAAAGCTGGTCGGCTGGTCTACAGCGCGGCCAAAGAAACGGACCTGAATGATATCGCCGTTGGCCGGCGCCGCCGAGAAGGTTAGCGTGTTGCCCTGCGCGGTGTACGCCTTCGACAGACCCGGTTCCTGAACGATGTTGCCGATGATGACGAGGATAGCCTCGCCCGACACGACGTTCTGCGCCAGCGTAAATGCTGTCGTGCTACCGTCGCCGGTAAAGGTCTGGAAGGTGATGTCACCTACGTTTGGATCTACGCCGATATAAGCCATTTGCTTCTCCGATTAAGTCAGCTTTACGACGTAGGCGTAGGTATGAGCGATGCCTTCATAAAAAGTCCTATCGCCGCCACTAACGTGTTGAAAGTCGAAGTAATCGTTTGCGGCCATGTTAATCAACACGTTCACATGCAATGTTCCGTACAGTATTGATTGACGGTGGCTCATAGCCACTTGACTGGCATTCTTGCGGATTGCAATGCGAACATTGTTTGGTCCGCCGCCATTATAATAGGCTTGGAGATAAACCGCATAAACGCCACCAGTCGGTACAGTTAATGCGCCGGTGTTGCTGTTGTAGTTCATGTTGACGAAGCTAGGCACACTCCAAGCCGAAGTGCCATCGTCAGTTGCGCCAATCCTGTCGTTATTGTTCCAAGTAATGTTGTTGCTGTTGTTACCTTGAAGAACGACGTACGGCTGCTTACCCATCGTTACGCTGCCGTTACTATTTATATTAAGAACCGACGCGCCGGACTGTTGTCCATTTGGGAGATAAAACGACTGGACGTTGTTCTGGTAGTCCACGTTCCAGATATTGCTGACGTAGCCTCCGGACGCATTTCTCTGAGAGATGTTAAAAGCGGCGTTTGTGTTACCAGAACCACCAGCCTTGTGATGGTACAGGTATGTCCCCCCGTAGTTCGTAGCCATGCCGGGATTGGCAAGAAGCAGACTACCACCACTGTAATTCGTGGTCGCATCACCGCCCTTAACTATGACATCAGCATGAGTGCTTCCATTATCGACTTGCAACTTGGCGCTGGGAGACGCGCCAATGCCGACCCGCTCACTACTGTCTATGGTGACCGCAGTAGCGTCAGAATTGTCGGTAACGCCCGTGTTAAGACCGGGCCTGTTAATTTTACTGAGCGGCATTAGTTACCCTCCAGCGTTGTGACACGAGCCTCAAGGGCTTCAATCTTGGCAATGCTTTCCTTCAGGGCCGCAGTCAACAGAGGTACCAGCTTGCTATAGTCCATTTGCATGTATAGGGGATTGCCGTCGCTATCAACTTCATCTTGTGTGCCAGACACAGCAATAGGCACAACAGACTGCGCCTCATGTGCTAAAAAGCCGTCTTGGTCTGCCGCATCAAGGTCTTCATTCACCCAGCTATAACGCTTGGGCAAAAGCTGCTTCACCCTTGCGATTGCGCCGGTCATGTCTGTAATGTTCTCTTTCAGACGTGCGTCTGACGTTGTGTTGTATTGGACGCTGGCGTCGTTGACACGATTGATGGAACCTATTGCTGCATTGCCAGCATTGTTACTAAATGAAATCTGAGTGAAAACCCCGCTAGTGCCTCTTGCATTGTGTATTGTCACAGCATTGTTGTTTGTCGCCTTAAAAACAACATCACCGCCTAGTGTCGAGGAAGTCGTGTTATGAAGAAGGCGGCCATCACTCGTGATGCGCAAACGTTCTGTGCCACCAGACAAGCCATCTTTGAAGGTCAAAACAGAAGAAGTGCCGTACTGAAACGACATCTCAGTTGCGCTACCGACAACCCTAGCAACCTCTGTGTCACTGTCTTTCAAGCTTAATATTGAGCCGTTACTTCCGTTAAGAGTTAAACCACCATACCCACTGTTGCTTACTGGCGAAAGCGTCCCGATGCCCAAATTGCCGCTGCTGTCGATACGCATACGTTCTGTGTTATCCACTGCAAAAATAATGCGGCTGTTGGAACTAGCGTTTGCAGTGTCCGCTGAAATCTGGAGGCTTCCAGAGGTATAATCAGCGTTGATTTCAGAGTAATTATTTGATGCGCCGGTATCAGTAAGACGAATGATTGGCGCACTCCCAGAAATTTCTAGGGCTTGTGAAGGTGAACTCGTCCCGATGCCCACCGCCCCGCCGCTTGTGATGCGCATGCGTTCTGTGTCATTCGTTGTGAACGCGACATGATGGTTGGAACGCGCACCCATCGACATAGCGCCGTGCGTTGCAGAGGCAATCATTTGAAGTATATATGCGCCGCTGCTCACTAAATTTGCGCTGTACGTTGAGCCGTGATTTGTTTGGAGTGTCGTTCCTCCGAAATTGGTTGGATTGGCCGTCCCGATGCCGACGTTCCCGCTAAACGCCCCGGTCGTCGCTGCCAGCGCAGCGTTAGCATCATGCTCCAGCCGGGTAGTAACCTCTGCCTGCCCACGGTAGATGACATAGATGTTGCCGGTGCCGGACGGCGGTGCCTCGTCAAATGTCAGCGTCGTGCCAGACGCAGTGTAGGACTTGCCAGAACCCGGCTCCTGCTGGACGTTCTCGACAAAAACCTCCAACTCCTCTCCAGTGTTCACGGCGCGGTTCAGTGTAAACACGGTCGCCGAACCAGTGCCGTTGAAGCTCTGGCTCGTTGTCTTCGTCAGTGTCTTGTTTGGTTGTGCGCCGAGATATGCCACATAGCTCTCCGTTAGACTGCCTGACTGTCTACGAAAGTCTCGTAGGCCGTCTTAATCGAACTCGTCCACACGGCGTTGCACACAGCCTGTACGGATGCGTCCTCGCCAGAGATGTCGGTGTCACCCCAAGTGTCGCCGGTCTTTGTGCGACATTGCAGGACATGCCGGTGATAGGCGCGGCTAATCTCGTTGCCGTCGTCCATAATAATACGGGCTTTGCGAACCTGTACGGCCTTGTAAGGGCCACGAACCTCGCAGTCGTATTCAAATGTTTCTGTCAGTGCCATTGTTTACTCCTTCTGTTTACCGTCGCTGGCTGCGACCTGTCCGACCCCTACCGGCTGGTGGGGTTAAAGAACCGGATACCAAACATTGAAATCAATACGCTTACCGGACGCTGCCGTGCAGGTGACAAGGTTGTTTGACCCATATCGGAAAAACAGATTGTCAGCTAAATTTTCAATATTGGGGCGTAAGTTTGCTTCAATGATGCTAGTGCTAAGATTACTGAACCCGATGCTGCCACCGCCTAAACCGTTCGTGCCAATCGTAGAGGCAAAAGGCAGATTGATATTCAGAGCATTACTGTTTGAAGTTGAACCTACGGTGAACGAACCGTCGATGTACACCAACGCACCAATCTTAACCACACGACATCTGTGTGTAGTTATTGTGGCTTGCCCATGACGTTCAGCAAAACTGTAAGTTGACTCCTCATAATCATCCAGCGCATTTGCTTGTGCCGTGTCGCCGTTGAATGTGATGCCGCCGCCAGCAAGAATTGCCATTCTTTCGGTGTTGTTCGTAAAGAACTTCATTGGAGTGTTGCTCAAATTATACATTTGAACATCACTGTCATTACGATTTAGCGTGAATGTGCGTGTGCCATCATCATCCAGAAGGTTGAACAAGGCACCGCTAGTCCCACCCTTAATGTCTAATGAGGTGTAGTTGGCAAAATTTGTCGGGGAAGTTGTGCCGATGCCGACGTTGTTGTTGGTCGCATCGACATGCAGGGTGTTGGTATCGACAGTCAGGTCACCGTTGACTGTGTCGATTTGATTGCCGCCAACCTTGCTCAGAGCCATCAGCTAATCTCCAGTACCGATACAACGACATCAGCGGCAGACGCCTGACTCGCCGTCACCCGCAGGATGTCACTTGCGTTCATCACAATCTTCTGGTCACCGCCGACAGCCACCAGCGACGAGCCTACCGGCACGATGGCGTCCTTCACGATATGTACGTTGTCACCGTCGTTGTTGATTAGCTGGACCGAAACCGTAATCGACACCGCCAAAATGTTCGCCACGTTCAGGCCAATGATGGTGGTCTCTGTGGCGGAGGGGCATGTGTAAACGTCCGCGTTGGCAGTTCCTACGCCCGTGTCCGTAAATGTCTTAAAAGCGTTTGCCATGTTGCTATCCTAACGCAATCGCGAATGCCAGCGAGTTATCCGTAAAGCCTTGGATCACGTTGTTGGCGTCGTTAAAGATCATCTTTTCAGCAGGCAGCGTACAAAAGACAGTGCGCGTACCAGAGGACCAGCTAACAGCATTGTCACTGTTAGAGCTTTGTAGGATCGTGGTACGAGCCAGCGTTGTGCCTGACGATGTGTACGTTCCGATTCCAATTTCAAAGTCCGTCCCATCCGTGCAGCAGTAGTAAGTCGTGTTGCTGTTGCCAACCTCTGAAAACGCCTCAAAACCACTAACGGCACCAGCGAGTGTGTAAGTGCCAGTGCCGGTGGTAGTGGTCGTCTCCTTGACGCGATCTTTGAGTACCAGTGCCATTACTTCAACTCGATGGTCAGGTTCCCTGCATTGATCCGGAAGATGTCACCAGAAGCAATCGCCTTTGATGCGTCCAACGCACCGACAAACAGGATGTTGCCGCCGGTAGATGCGTCCGCAATAAAAGCATGTGTCACGGTGTAGGTGGCTACGCCGCTTGATGCAGAATATTCGATGTTGGCTGCGTTGGTCACCGTCTGCTGGTCTGTCGAAGACGAGGCCAGTGTCCAGCCCGCCGCGTTAACCTGCTGCCGCGTGTAGTTGGCATCCTGCGTTGAGGTGTTGACCTCTGTCAGGGTGCCCGCTTCTGCGTTAGATACTGCGGTTGCAAGGCCAACATAAATGGAATTACCCGGAGTTGCAAAACTCCCGGCATTGTTCTTGAAGATAAAGCTAAGGAGCTTGTTCTCCAAGTAGGTGGTTGCTGCGTTTGATGTCGCCATCTTCTACTCCTTATGTCCGAGGCCGATCCGGCAGACCTCTGCGGTACGCATCGCTATTTTCTCTAGCTTCTGCCAGATCTTTTATCCTGGTCATAGCCTCGGTGAACTGCTTCTCATACAACTGAAGCATGTCCGGCTCACCTTTCATGTAAATATACGCTTCTACCAATGAGCCGTAAAGTAGAGCGTTCGGCGCGTTATCACTGAGCCACGTTGTACCACTATCCGAACCTGCCGTCAGTGATGCAGGGCGGTAATAATAATGAAGCTCCACCGCGTAATTGCTGTCCGGCGTAGGAGCTACGATAAAGTTGCTCACATCAAAAAAAGCGTAATATTTCGGAGTGCCGGTAGATGAGGCGTTTGGATGATACTCTTGTAAGAAGTTCACATCCTTCTGAAGCAAAAACTCTTTCGAGCTACTGTTCGTGATCGACAGCGAAAAGGATGCGAGATAGTCCGTCGGCACCGTAAGATACGGATCGTTCTGCGTCAGAGCACTGGTGGCATTCTTGCGGAAGATTTCCAGATCAACCAGCTTGAAGATGCGGTCCTCGGCTGCACGAATGAACACAGGCAGGTTCGTCACGAAGGACGTTTCCGTATTCTCCGTGTAATCCTGAATCGCTGTTTTTAGCTGTGCAAATGTGAACGCCATTTACTTCTCCAACGTCACCGGTCCGACAGTCGCATTTTCACCACCGCCTCGTGCACCACCCGTGGTCGCGGTGCCGGACGTAGCCGTGAAGGTATACAGGTTCGAATCAATGACAGTAATCTCGTAACCACTTGCATTCTCCAGTGCAGCCTTCGTGAATCCATCAAATGCCTCCGCTTTTCGGAACCTTACAGTATCTCCGCTTGTGCGTCCATGCGAAGGCTCCACCACTGTGATTACTGCACTTCCCGAAGAACTCGACAAAAATGGGTTAGCCGTCAACAATCTCGCAACCCCAACCTCGGTGCGTTGATCGGGACGTGGATCATGGATGGCCTGCGGATCCGGCCCAACACGAATCGGCTCTAGCTGCGGGTGTTTTGCTTCGTACTCGTCTCTGCCTACTTTAGAACCATTCCATTCTGTAACCATCTCGACCAGTCGGTATCTAAAACCAGACCGGTCGGATATTCCGTAAGCATCTTTACCTGAAGCAAACCTCGCCATTAGTTCACCCGTAAATACTGCATGCTCGGTTGCAGCTTCAGTGCAACACGATCTTCATCCTCGTCTGCCGCCCGCTGGAACTCTTCTTCATACACAGCTTTAAGAAGCTGCACCCGCTCCGGCGCCTTCTTCATGGCAATGTAATATGCGAGGCCGGCGACCATACAAGGGAGGAATCGGAAAGGTGCGTCAGTAGTGTTGACCAATGCATCCGCATCTTCGATGCGACGGACATAGTAGTAGATAAGGCTATCACTAGAACTGTCCGGAGTAGGCCAAAGAACAACCTGTGGCGAGATCTGCCTGTTATAGAAGAATTGACTTGGTCTTCCTGTCTGATCCTTATTGGGTATATGCAGGTAATCACTCCTGGACATCCGATCTAGCTGGAAGTCCACGCTACTCCGACGAATAACCACCTCAAGCAGGTCAGTGTGTGTAGCATCAAGCGTGTATGTCGCTGTGCCCGATGTAAGACTCACTGTCGCCTGCTTCACGGTCCACAGATTAAGACCACGATTGGCCCAGTCTGCGAACATAAGATTCAGAGATCGACGAGCCGTACGCGCGTCGTAACCGGTGCGGACTTCAAGCCCGCACCGCTCGTACGCCTCTTCAATAATCTCTGCTACGTCGAGATCAAAATCTCTGGACCCAGAAGTCGCCATTTACTTCTTCTTCCGCATAGCCTTGCCGCGTTTTGCCATAACAGGCTTCTTCATCATGGCGCCGCCGCCACGCATGGCCTTTTTCTTCATGCCCATGCCACCGCGCATTTTACGCATTGGTTTTTTCATACCCGGCATATTCAATTCTCCTCTGCTTTCGCGTTTCGACCAGACGTTGGTAATCGTCCGGATCATAGTTAACATAGTAATCCAGACGCTCCAGCTTTGCACTAGCATTGTCTAGATCCGTAAGACGTTGCACAAAAATCATGTTCAACCCCTTGTCCTTGAACGACAGCAGCCAGATATCAACACCTGTTGCAGCCAACCACCCGTTCAATGCGAAACAACCTGCTTCTAGGTCGTCGTAAGTGTACTTGTCGCCGTAGTTTCCGCAGACAACGACCTGATACGTGTCGTCGAATGCCCGCATCTCTTCGTACACAGCATTCCAAAGGTCGCCCTCGACCTCCAGTGTCTTTACCTTTTCGCCTAACCACGCATTCCTAGCAAACGGACACAGCGCATTGCCGTTAACAAAGCCGTCGGGGTGACAAAGCTCGTCAAGAATCCAGTCTTCAAGAATTCTTGCGAGTTGCATTGCGCGTCGGCATTGTCATGGCACCAGCAGCTTCTTTACGCGGCGAACACATGCCGCCATTCTTAAAGAAACCCATCTTTTTGACAGTCTCCGGAGATTCTTCCTTCAGCTTGCGAAGACCTTTGCCTTTTGATCCCTCTGGAATTGGCTTCATTTCTTTTTCCTTCTCACTGCTTTTACACGCCGAGGCTTGCCAGCCGGTTGACCCAAACGCTTCTTCTGACTAATTCTGCTGCGCTTTTCAGCGGCTGTCATTTCTGACCCTGTCTTGGGGGTTTTGGACGAAACCCTTTTCGAGGGGCGACAATATGGAGTACCCCGTTTTTCACCCTTGCGACGCCCACACGGCTTACCAGTTCTCTGGTCCGTCCACTTTTCCTTGAACCATCTTTTGAGCGCGAGACCACTTTTTGTTTTTCTAACTGCCATTAAAACTTACCCTGATGGTGAGCCAACAATACTATAAATGAAACAAATATCGCCAGAAACAAAACCGAAAATCCCACAATAATAATTATGTCGATAATTTTTTTTCGTCTTCGAATCGCAGCCTGTTCTGCCTGTCTTCTAGCAATCCTCGCCTTCGCCTGAAATTTTTGCCAGTCACCCCACAAGCCCGGACGACCAGCATAAATCATAATCTGTTTCAGTTGCTCTTCCTGATCCTTGATTTTCTCCAGAGCCATGAATTCTTCGAGATCTGAACCACCACCCTTTTTAGCAGCTTTGGCTTGTAGCTTTTCTTTGGCCCCGACAAACTCTGCTATAGCGTTACCCGCAGCAGCTATTTCTTTACCATTCGACACAGCTTGCTTAATTACTGCAAAAGCTGCATTCGCTGCGGCCAGTTCGGCTAACATTAGTACACCTTTGTATCCTTATCGATGAGTTTGGGTAAGCAGTATGCTGTGATCAGGTTACCCTGTTTGTGAAGAACCTTGGCAAAGTAGGTGCATTCATTCACATCACGGAAGTACATATCCTTACTTACTACCCGTTTGTCCTCTCCTATACCGACATATACCATCAACAAAAAAGCGTGGATCAAGACTGTGTGACTGCGCCCTTGGTTCTTTTACGACGACCATTCATAATGGCGCCGCAACCACGAGCTACCGCAGTTCCCTTTACAGCTTTTCCTCGAAAAGCTCTTTTTGGTCGTTGATCCTCGATCCCCCCTGTTGCTCTCTTCTTTTTCTTTTTCTTGCCTCCAGTGCCATAATTTGCGGCGCCGACTTTTCTACATTTGGCGATGGCTCCACTAGCATACGCCGACGGGAAGACTCGATATCGCGCCTTAACTTTGTGATAGCATGCATCTTTAGGCATTCCTTCGTTTCCTTTTACCAGCGCAATGCGCTCTCTCGCTGAATCCACGAGGGCGCTTGCAGTTCACTTTTGATTTGCGGGTCTTGCTGAACTTCCGTTTCTGCGGAGGCTTGGAAATCTGCTGCCGCATCGACCCTCGCGAGATTGCCATTGTCATTTCTCCTAATGAAATCTTCCCACAACGGCGTTAGCATGGCGTGATTCGATTCTACCTTGGCAGCAATCACAGCCGTGCGCTTATCAACCTCAATTAGTGTACTGAGGATCCAAACCACAAGAGAAAGAGCCACGCCACCAGCAGTATAAATAACGGTCTTCGCCAGCGTTTTTTCATCTAACATTTCCACCTCCGCCGTGCCTGACGTAGCCGGCTGTTCGGATTCTTCGCAGCCTTGGGGAATTTTTTCATCTGACCGGCAGACCTGGCGCAGAACGACTTGCGTCGCTTGGCATCCTTGCTGCCCTTCTTAACTTTACCTGTGACTGCTGTTTTCAGCTTGCTGCCAGGGTTGGCACGTCGATATGCTTTCACCCCAGCATCAGTCATTCCCGCCCCAGATTTCGTGGGGCGGAAATTCTTTTTGTTTCTTGGCGGCATCTTTGACTTTTTGCGCGCCATAACAACTACCCGAAGAACGCAGTAATCGCGTCCACGTTCGTAAGGGTAACGTGACAC